TTCTCTAGTATCCTTATAAGATACTCCTCATCGCTTTCCCCTTTAAGACGTCTTGTATAGTGCTTAGATGGCTTAGGCTCTGTTGCTATCTTTTGTTGCTTTATTAAGCCATTACGATAGTTTTCTATATCTTGTTGAGCTCCTGCTATACCACATATAAGCCATAAGGCAAACATCCCAAAGAAACACCAAGCATACCAGTAGTCTAGCCAGTCTAACTGCACGCATACAAAGCAAACAAACCCAAAGACTGCTATTAAGCTAAGAGCTATCTTAGGCACTCCTAGAATAGTTATGCCTAAAAAGCGTTTCTCATCTTCGGTTAGCTCTTTTCCAAGTAGTGTTAGCTTCATCCTAAAATCCCCTATTTATAGTCGTAATACATTACGCCTCTAGTATCATCATAGCCATACTCATCGCAGCCATACTCATCTCTGTAATAATCATCGCCATAGTAATAATCATAGACACCCATCTTGTCACACTCAGCTAAAAACTCTTTGCTGTTAAGATACTCAATAATCCTTCTAGTGCTAAGAGTTTTAAGCGTGTTTAGCGTTGCTGTAAAGTCTATAAACTCGCTGTGCGTGTGCTCGTGTTGATAGCCAATGCTTAGATTAACGCAAGCAATCCCAAGAGCACCTGCTAGGTTACTAGCGTCAGTAAAGCTACCCCAAGCCCTATTATATCCCATTGCTTCAAAAAGGCATACAAGCTCCTCGTTATCCCAGCCATATAATGCTAGCTCGTTACTTCCTCTTCTATCAAGCCCTATAAACGAAGTAACATTAAGAGCTTCAATAGCATTGATACATCTTGAGCTGCCTAAGCCCCCTATCTCTTCATCTGTAAAAAAGCCAAAGGCAAAAGGTATCCCTCTATCAAGTAGCTTAAGGGCAATATAACACCCGCACCTATCGTCGCCACCTAAGCAAGTACATTCAGCGTTAGGTAACAAGGCTAAGTAATTCTTTCTAATGTAAAGCTCCCTTTCAGTTGGTGCTTTAGCTGCTCTAGCATCATTTATAGTGTCTATATGCACGCATACAAGAGCATATTGCTCCTTGCCTTTTGGTACAAAGATTATCCCACCATTAGGCACAACGATTTTATCATAATCAGCGTAAGATAATCCCTCTAAATATTGCCATAGGCTTTCTTTAGAGTATCCAAGTAATTTTATTAAGTCTTTCATATTCTTACCCCTTTTGTTACTACTGCTTTATTGTCTAGCAGCAGCATATCCTTTGAGCTAACATAAACTTCGCCAGCTGTGTAGGCTGTCCTTAGCTCCTTAAAGCTTGCATCTGGTCTGTGCTTCATAAGCTTACCATACATAGATACAACCTCGCCCTTGTCGCTTATATCCAAAGCCCCTTTAAATACTGAGCCATCCCTTGCTAGCTTGAAATACCCATTAATAATCATAGCTCAGTCCTCCCCTCTTAATAGTTTTGTCTTTATATCATAGTAACATCCACCTATCAATAGAGCTATTAAAGGTGGTAAGATACTACCTTTAAAAAATATATAGCCATTTTCTGTCTTTTTTGATATCGTAGAGATAAGCCCCTCACTTGTAAAGGTTATATTCACAGAGCTAAGATTACTCACAAGGGCCAGCTTAGGCGTAGTATCATTTAAATATAGCTTACGCTTAGGGGCATCTATACTAAACACTTCTTTTAATAAGTTTTGTGTCTTTGTAGTAGTAACACTATAAAAACTATTATCAAAATAGACTACTCTATTATCTTTATCAAGGACTAGCAATAAAGTGTTATAATCCATGATATGATAGTTATTATCCCCTATAATCAAAGCACTTAAATGATTGCCATATTTAAACTCTTGTTTATTGTTGAGGGCTTTAGTAAGCCCCTCTTTGTTTCTTATAGTTATCATAATGCACCCCCTTAAAATCCATATTTCACTACAAGTTTATCTATCTCTTGCTCGCTATATGAGCCTAAGCGGTCGGCTAGATAGTCTTTTAGGTCTTTATCACTCCAAGAGACTGGCACGCACTCATCTATCTCATCTATAAGGGTAGCCTCATCAGCCTTTACATACCAGTCTTCTGCTTCTATGTATATGCTATCTTCTAGGGCTATTCTGCGAAACTCGTCCCCTTTATAGGGTACATAATCTTTATTATCAACCCTTACCCACTCATCGCTTTGACCTACAATGATAGCTATTCGCTTATTATGCTCGTATGTATCTTCATCAATGTAGTCGTCTTCTATTGATGAAAAGTAAGCATAAGTATAGATTATGTAGTCGTCTTGAAAGTCTGAATAAACTGTGCTATCCTCGTCTAGCCAATCCGCTTGACTATTACTATACACTGCATTTTCTCTGTCTATATACATACCCCTATAATTACTATATACGCAGCCCTCTATGTCCTCTAATTCTTCGCCCCCCTCTTCATCTACACTTAAAAAGGCTCTAGTAAAGCCATAATCAGGCACAAGGGCGTTTAAAGTATCGTCTGAGTATCCACCATTTACCCAGTCGTAGCTATATAACCTATCGTCTTTTTTCATAAGTGAGAAAGTATCAAGCCAACTTATAGCGCTCGTGTCCCCTATGCTTATGCTATAATCCCCAGTTTCAGGCTTTAATCTTGAATTAGTTACGCCCCATAGTAGATTAATCCCCTCAGCTTCTAGGGCTTTTATAAACTCATCTCTGTCGCCACTGTCGCCATAATAAAGGCGATCGGCGTATCTGGCATTTAGATACTTGCCTTCTGTTTCATCATAGATAATATCATTATCCCACACAATAGCCCTTGCGGCTATCCTTGAGCCTATTTTAAGAAGTGCTAGCTTTGCCATATCGTCAAGAGCCCTAAAGCGATAGCCTTTACCACTTTGGCAAGAGTGTGGGAGCCCTTCAAGGTCGTAGCCTTTTGATACCTCTACCCACTCTAAGCGTGCCACTGGCTTTGTGTTTGTTAAGAGCTCAATAAGCTTTTCATCAAGGTTTGTGGCTTTACAAAAGTCCGCTTTTAGGCTGTCTTTTACTTTGCTTATAACTGGCTCAAAGCCTGCTTTTTGTTTTAGGTTGTAAAGCTCGCCATTGTTTGCGATAATGTAGCAAGGCGCATAAAATCTCTGTGTATCTGTCTTTATTTCGTGTTTTAAGTAGTTTAATTCTAAACTGCCTCGCTCGCTCTCAATTAAAAGAGCCTTGCAAAGGCTGTCGCCGTCTTTGAAATATTGATTTTTGTTGTCAGTTACGAGCTCTTTAAAGCTCTCAAAATCTCCGCTTGTTAGCTCAGCATAAACGCTTTTAACAAGATTTAAGCTATCTAATGATAACATTATTTTGCCCCTCCTCAAGGGCGTATAGGTCTTTTTAAGACTTTATACAAGTGGCTTAACTGCCACAACTTCCAAAGGGTTAGGACGTTTAAAACTTTGGTCGGTTACAACGTCTTAGCCTCTTATTTATCTCTAGCTATCTACAAAACTCTTAAAAACTCTTGATAAACCTTTGATAACCTTTTAGCTATCTCTGGGCTCTTTTCAAGCTCCTTTTTGTTTTGTTGAGAGAATTATTACACACATTAGCTTAAATAAAGCTTACAATGTAGAGAATTTATAAAGATTTTGAAAAAGTTTGTTTGGATATTGAAGAAGGTGCGTTATTTAGGGACTTTAAGGGCTGTAAAAAGATGTTAAAACTTTTAAATGTTTTGGAGCTTTTGGGATAGCTTTTGAGTTTTTGGGATTGTATAGGGTTGCTTTTGGGTTGCTTTTGGCTTGTGTTGTGCTGCGCTGTGGTGTGAGTGTGTGGATAGTTGTGGAGTGTGTAGGGTTTGCTTTTGGGTTGTATAGGGTTGCTTAGGAGTGCTTGAGCTTGTAGAAGTATTATGAAAATAGCGAAAATAATAAAAAGTGTAATGGCTATTACAGAATTAAAAAAGATAGCAAAAAAAGAGATGTAAGCTTTTGAAGCTCTTGGAGTTGCTAGGATTTGCTTTGGTATCTTTTGGCTGCTGCTGTAGCTTATCTCTTGGCTATTGCTCTGCTGAAGTTTGAAACGCTATCGGCTAACGTACCCGACCGCAGGAGATAGCACAAGGGCGATATTTAGGGGTTATTTAGCTTTGTAGCTTGTAGGGTGTAGGGATTTGTTAGGGATTTTTATGTTTGCTTAGCTTTGTTTAGCTTTTCTTTTGGATTATTTAGCTTGCTTTAGCTTTGGATTTGCCTATATATGAATTTTAATTATTCTTTATAGGGCTTTGCTTTGGGTTTGCTTTGCTACCCTTGCGACGTTGTGGCGGTGCTTGTGGATTTGTTGGGGTTTGTTTTAGAAATGTTGTAGGGGGCTATGGGGGTAAATCGGAGACCCTGAGCGTTATCTAGGGTTTCAAATATTTTTACCATTTTCTTAAACCACTCCTGAGGTAATCCTTAAGCAACTCTTAGGTAATCTTAGGCTAACCTTGATGAAATCTTGGGCTATCTTCTAGCTAACCTAAAGCTTTCATCTTATCTTATTTAGCTCTATTTATTAAAAACGTTAATAAACCTATCTAGGAGGCTCTACAATCAACGAAAGGTATCCAAAGGTAAGTTTGTATTGCCTTAGGTTAGTTTTGCTCTCTATGGCTCTCTAAATGCTTCTAAAGGGCATATATGATTTTATCCCTATATCCAAGAGATAATCCATAGTTATCCCTTAGACATAGTTAGGGAGCTTCAGAGTTATCTTATCTCCCCTCTAGTTATATCCCTACAACTGACTTCAGCCATAGTTAAAAGGAGTTTCGACATTATCTACCTCTCCGAACGGTCTTTATAGAGCTACTTAAAGACACCTATAACAATCCTTTTAACAATCCCAAAGCTATATCTTTGAGTAAGTTAAAGGTATCTTATAGCTA